TCTTGGTCACTAGTAATGATGTGTAGAGCATTATTTCGTTCATCTGTTCTAGGATCATATGTATTATACTCCATTATAAATCCACCGTTCGCTGAATGTATAGTAAAGTTCATACCATTATGATCTAGTCTACGCCCTTTATTAATAGGACTAATACCAATACTATTTGAAGGCACGATTGCATCATTGCCAGAACGGACTTTATTCCAATCTTCTCTAACCCAGCTAATAACTTTTTGCTTAAACCAATTTATCATTTAATATACCTTATCACTAAATGTCTCATCATTTAATTTCTCATCAGATATAAGTAAAATATCTGCTGGATCCACTCTACGAATAGTCTTTGGTCCTTCTTCGTCCTCGATATCTATACCGCGAGTCCAACGACCATGACTAATCATAATCCATTTACCAATCTGATATTCTGGGTCCGTGTTAGCAGAACCGATAGCATAAATCTTCCCCCAGCGAGGGCGAATACCTGCACTTTTCATATCATCATTAGGTAATAGAATACCGCTACTCAATATTCTAACATCAAAATCCATATCACATACTATGATATGGGCGCCAATTGGCTTGAATTGGCTTTTGTTAAAACGATGCGGTTCAAATGCTAATTTCTTTTCTTCCATATTATTTCTTCTTTGAGGCTTTCTGTAATTCTTCTTGTTTGATTTTTTCAATTTCCAAATCATCTTCTAATGATTCTTCTAGTTCTAATTCTTCTGGCAATAGTTCAGATACATCAACCTTAGGTGCTACTGGAATGTCAGGTTGTATTTGTTGTGGTGGTTTTTTAACAACTTGTGCTGAACGATTGCCTACTGTTTTACTGTATGCTTTATTTACTTTTTCAGTTACGGGCTTGACAACTCTACCCAGTGCATCAATTGTATCACCACGAGCATTGAGATTTTTTACATTCCCGACAGCCCTAGTTTTTTCATTTTTTGCTACAATAGCACCCATATCAACACTTTTTCCCATTGCGGATCTATATACGCTCATTTTGTTCTCCTTATTTTAAGAATTCGTCTACCGATAATTGATAGTACAAACTATTTATACGATGAATTCCAATCAAATACAATACATAGCTTGCTACACTACTACCACGACCAACACCCCATACTATATTATTTCTACGCATAGTATCAACAAGATACTTTAAATACTTTAATAACGGGAACATGTTCCTATCATGAAATTTTAATAGTTCATCGCCTGCACGTTGTAATTCTTCTTCATTCTTACATTGGTCTAATACCCATTTAGCAATGTCCATCTCATAATATTCTACGGGCATTTGCCATTGTGATTGATTGTGTTCATCAAACTCTTGTGTTGACATTTTGTTATCAACATATTCTACTAATGTGGGCAGATTCTCATCTGATAAAAAGATGTTGTCCAAACTTATTTGTTTATCAACTAGACAGTTTTTGATTGTACGTGACGGGTCACGCATATATAAATCACAGAGGTCATTTTCTGTGAGAATGATTTGTCCGTAATTGTCAGTTTTCATCTATGTATTCTAACATAGATTTTTATGTAAATCAACAATTATGGTTGTTTTTCATGGTCATTACTAAAAATAATTTCAGTAGTGGCATATTCTTTTTGTTCCCAATCTAATCCAACACTTGACCAATCACTATGTTGTTTTACCAATCTAACAATTTTATCCTTTTTATTAGATTTGGTTATGTCTGATATATTAGTAGATGACTCAGCCCACCATCCCTTATTACCAAATGGGTGACTAGCTACAGTTTCTACATCATATACAAATTTAACATCATCACTTAATCCAGACATAAGTGAAATGTCAGTGATATGCAGTTTGCCTTCTGTTATTGCGTTTAGTTTAAGTAATAACAATATGGTTATGATTTGATCGTATGGCTCATCTGGCAATGTGCAGACTTTAATATCAGCCTGCATATATTTTTCTATAGCTTTCTTTTCAGTTTCTTGTACAAAGATACTATTACCCAAACATTCATGTAAGAAATAATGTATCCTGTCCATTGCTATATTTTGTTCTTTAATAGATGCTGTGTCAACTTCCATTTTTAATGCAAGTTCATACACGGTCATTAAAAATTCACCTTCAAAATAAACAGCAGCTTGAAATGCAAATTCACGTTCTATTTTTGTTGCCAATTTGATCCTCTTTTTGTATTGATACTTGACCTTGAAGGTTTTGTTTTTTCATTACCTCGTCAAGTTTTTTGCTAGCTTCGTTGCGATAAGTTTCAATTACCATATGAAGTTGATTGATTAATGGTCTGTTGCCTGTGCGACTGGCAAAGGTTAGTTTATTCATCAAATCAGTTAAACTGGTTTGAATTTCTTCTAATGTCTTTTCGGACAGTTTCTTCTTGTCTAAGAATGGATGTTCCATTCAAATATTTATCACCAAGAAGTGAGTGGGATTCTTTTCCAAATATCGTTGCCAATATAGATATTAGCAGTAGTAGCAGTTGTATTGGAACTTAATGTAACTACTGTACTAGCTACACCGTTTGCTCTGGATTGGCTAACTGTAATGTTTGGGCTAGATATTGACTTAATGTAGTAAACAGTATTAGCATACAATCCACCTATATTAGCAGCAAAAATAATAGGAGCATTAACTAATAAACTACTTGTAGAATTCAAGGTAACTACGTTAGTAGTTACAGTAGTTGATATAACATTTCTTGAGTATGCAGTTGAATTGTAAGTATCTGTAGCAACATATATATACCCAACCGGATTAGCATACATTAAACCACTACCCCCTGCTAAGTTTACATTAGCACCACCGATTGTTGATGATACTGTGAAATATGTATTTGTAGATATATTTCTAACATAATAAGTAGTACCACTAGTAATATTAGCCTCAATACTATTACCAGTAAACACGACTGGTAAATCAGTATATAATTGAGTAGTATCACTTGTACTAAAGTAATCAGCCGCGTTTGTAGTTGTTATGGTTAATTGATTAAACGATGAACCAGTCGCTATATCACCGGTAACATCTCCTTGTAGCCCGGTTGGAGGAACAATACGTTGTTGTATTTGAGTTGATATTCTTGGTCTATTGATTGGTGTAATGTATAATGAGTTTCCGCAATCAGTAGTGCTTATTAAGTAATTAAGTTGCGTTACACCATTTGGTATTGTTACTGCTAAATTACCACCTACATTTGAGTAATTTTCAAGTGTAGTTGCACCTGTATCAGGTGATAATGTTGCACTTGACGGAAAAGTAATAGTTGAAAGTGTATTAGATATTGATAGATTAATTTGTACATTACTTTGAGTACCAGTTGGTGCCCAGCTACCAAAATTAATAGTAGTATCCCCTGCAATTGTACCGTATTGAACATCACCTAATGAAGCGTTCACTAACACAGTGCCTGCTAATGCGTTACCCAAATTATATGTAGTTGCTCTAAAGCTACGTGTACTTGCGTTACTGATAAGGGTATTAGCCATATCGTTGTTAATAGTAGTACCCAATAATGCCTGTTTAACTACAACTTTATTTTGAAGGTCGGTAATCTCAGTTCCAGCAGCATTTAGATTAGTTACAATAGATGCAAAATTATCTCTAAATCCCTGACTGTTATTGTTTACACCCGGGACAGGATAATTTACATTAATTGCGTTTGTATTGATTGTACTCATGTTTGTATTCCGTTATATATATTTAGTATTGTGATTTGTCCGGCAAAATAGTTTGTCGCGGGAACAATACGTAGAAATTTTGACTATCTAGTGGATCGGGCACTGGAGTAGCACTAGGTAAGCTAGCCCAAGCAGGAGGATTTAAATTGTTCTCCCAATTATAAGTAGTGCTTTTATCTACTGTAAATCTATCTATATTAAAGTTAATTTGGTTAAGTGTATATGGCCAATTAGTTTCTATATTTGTTTTGACTGTTTCAGCATATCCCGGTTTCGTATAACAGAGTACCCATGCTTGAGTATAACCCAATGTACTACCATTTAGTTGCTGACTTGTCATCCATAACGGTAATAATGTACTATTAAGAACTTGACCTAATACATCAGCAACACGATTACGCATATTGTACAAACTGTTTGGATACAATGTTCTAGCATATCCAGGGGACAAGCTAGTATAGTACTGTTGATTTAATAAATCCACATAACTAGTGTAAATATCAGTAACGCTAGTATACCATGGCCCTAAATTTAAATCAATAAATCTTGGCCAATATATAGTACTAGGAACACTAACTCCTTGCGGATTGACTAAATTATCTATTACTTCGCTATACACCACTTCATAAATAATATTATTGTTACTATCTCTAGCCACCGCAGTTTTTAACTCACCTAATACTATGTTTCTCCAATAATGATTTCTAGTTACAGCCACAATGTAATCTTGTATATCACTTGCATATATTCCATAAGCGTGTTCATATATAACACTAGTTGCTTTACCAAAATTCACATCATCTGCTCTGTATAATGCATCAGTTGGTATTAATGTTTCATTATCTAACAATGTTGCTAATATATCTCTATTGTTTAGGCTGGGGGTTGCTTGAATGTAAAGTATGTCAGTAGGTTGTCCATATTCTTGGTATACGTTTATAGTAAATGTTTTACTAGACTTTACTATAGTATAGTTTGGTGAGTATGCTTGCACAGTAAAACTGAATGAAGTGTTCTCTCCTACATTTAAGAAGTAATTAGCATTTGGTTGACTTGCTACAATACCTGTTATCTCTCCATTTGGTAATAATTCTAAGTTAGGAGGTAATGCACCTCCAGTTACTCTGTATTGTAATCCAGTATCAGATACGGCTGTTACTTTTAGTGTACTAAGAGTTTCATTAAATATTGTACCTAAATCTGATGGGGTAACCCAAACTATATTACCAGTAATGTCTAAACTTAGGTTAAATGCAAAATTAAATACAGGAGAAGCAATTGAAGGGTTTCCTGTTTTAATTACTTGCCCTGTAAATCTATAATTATTGATACCCGGTGATGATATTACAGGTGTTCCTGTTAACCACCCTGTAGTTGGATCATACGTTATCCCTAAAGGTAAATCAGAACATATATATGTTAAACCACTGCCATCAAAATCGTGTCCAATTAATTTAAAAGCAAAATAATTATCACTTAAAAACGTACCCAATTGTGCATTGACTGTTGTTGCAACAGGTGGTAATAAATAATAACCAAAAAACGAATCACTATCATTAACTGTGATTGTTAATGGCCTTGTATTTAATATAGTAGGGCGTCTAGTATTAGGAGGATTACCTGGTCCACCTTGTGCAATTGGAGCATTTTGATTTATAACGGTAATTGAATATGAAGATGTATCATTGCCTAAATTACTTAGCAATCTTAATACAAAATTATATGTTCTGATAGTAGGTTGTCCACTTGATACTGGTGGGAAAGTTATACTCATTCCACCAGTATCATCTGTTAATGGAAATATACTTCCATTTTGAGTAGTAGAAATTGAAAATGCGTTCTCACTAGTATTAATTGAGTTAACGTAATATGTTTGACCTGCATTAATACTACCTATTGTATTAGTGAATGTTACTGGACGTCCAATTGTCACCCCGGTAACTGATAAACAATAAATTAATGCAGTTGATGCTTCAGTGGATAATCCTACTGTTGTTATTAAAGGCAACGTAACTAAAGTTGTAGGTGGAGTTGGATATCCTTGAATCAATCCAGTTGGTGATATTTCAAGACCAGGCGGCAACGATCCTTGTTGTAACTCTATGATTACTTCATTAGTTGCTGCTGGATTAGAGTATTCAATTTGTAATTGAGTCCAAACACTATCTTGTGTAGACAATAATACCCCACTTTGTGTTGTAAACTGCGGGGTAGCTGTTCCAGTAACTAACATACTAAATGTTCTATCACGTATGTTGTTCAAGTTATCAGTTGCTCTAATTGTAAAAGTTGTAGTAGTATCTTTGGTTACCAACGCAGGTATGCCAGTTAATGCACCATTGTTTGTATTCAATACTACGTTATCAGGCAATGTGCCTGCTAATACTTGATATGTGACACTGGTAGCAGGAGATACAGGACTAGCTATTAATAAAAATGACATTGAGTATCCATAGGGGAAACTACCTATAGAGCCTGCCGGGGTAATCCAAGTTGGTTGTGCCATATTAACTTGTCAAGTAATGCATCGCTAATTCGTAGTGATGCTTTCTATCTTCTAATCCAATTGTACCACCATTGATACGCTTAGTTAATGTTACAAAATCACCACTATCACAGTATTGATTTAGTTTGTTATTATCCCAAAACCATCCAGCACTTGCTACAGCTCCGTTGGGTGTTTCTAGGTAAGCGACTGTATCTTCTAAACTCATACCTAAATCATTTGCAAATTTAGTATAGTTAGCACGACCGGTCAATTGAATTAGTCCACGGCCGCAGAAACGATATCCATCACCTGATTCTTCTGGCCCGTTACTCATACGATTAGCATAGACACGATTAGCAATACGTTCTGGCTTTTTAGCATACTGATTTGCTAGTTCATCATTGGGGAAATACTTACCAAATGTAACACGTAATCCCTTAGTACTATAGTTTAGATTTTCTTTGATAGCAGTATATCCATTGCTTTCATGTGCTGTTTGTGCTAGAAAGCCTGCTAATCTTGCTGGATTAACATTCATGTCATAGTATTCTGCCACTGTGTTTAGTGGTTCTAAGTATCCCTCAAGAATACTTGATTTTGTTTGGGGACACATGTGTGTTAATAAATCTAGTGTTACCATAAATTATCCTATTATGTATATGTAGCGCCAACTGTATACCACTGTGTAGTAGTAGGTGCTATAAATTGTAATGTAGCATTTGATACTTGTGTAAACGCTGCATTTGCTGCTAATGAATTAATTGTTCCACCTGTTGCTGGATATACTAATAAACTGTTTGCACTAGTATTAGTAATAATTAATATCATACCTGCTACTGCTGTTGGCAATACTACACCTGCACCAGTTGCTACACTAGAAACAATGTTTATCTCTTTAGTTAATGCTGTAGCATTTGCTTGTACAGTACCTGCTGCTGATATGCCTGTGCCAACTGAACGAACAAAGTATCCAGTATTTGCTTGAACATTTGATGCTATTATGTTACCGTTAACACTTAAACTAGTTAATGTACCAACACTAGTGATGTTTGGTTGTGCTGCTGTTGTTACAGTACCTGCAGTAGTAGCACTACCTGCAGTTGCTACACTTAAGTTAGCAACTTGTGTAGTTGATGTTACAACTAATGGAGCAGTACCGGTTGCTACGTTTGATATTAATTGCGGAGTAGTTACATTAGCACTTGCTAATATTTGTGCTGTTCCTAAGTTACCAACGTTAGCATTGCCTGTAGCAATTATTGTACCTGAAACCGTTAACGTAGCAGTGTTGTTAGCAACATTACCTATTACAACTTTGCCACCAATTGGTTGCATAACAATGTTATATGGTGCTTGAATTGAGTTTGAGAACCCAGCTTGCATCCACATTGCATAGTTATTACCTGAATCATACTGACCTACTGTTAGATAGTTAGTACCATTGCCACCTATTGCAATTGTGGCATTAGCAAGAATATTACTTCCAGTTGGCGGATTCTGTGCGATTGCATTACCAACAATAGCCAATCCACTGACATTTATATTACCAATAACAGCAAGTGTACTTGAAGTTTTATTGAAAGTTAAATTAGCACTACCGTTTGCTGTTCCAGCATCATTGAATACAATTTGTGTATTACTACCTGCAACTGGACCAGTTGAGCCAGTCGCCCCATTAAAGCCAGTTGCACCTGTTGCACCGGTAGCACCAGTACTACCTATATAACCTGTTGCGCCTGTAGCACCAGTCGCGCCAGTAGCGCCTGTACTACCAATCGTACCTGTTGCACCCGTAGCACCTGTAGTACCTATATATCCAGTTGCGCCAGTCGCACCTGTACTACCAATCGTACCTGTTGCACCTGTTGCACCAGTACTGCCTATTGTACCTGTTGCACCAGTAGCACCTGTTGCTCCTGTAGTGCCAATATATCCTGTCGCACCAGTTGCACCTGTTGCTCCAGTTGCGCCGGTACTACCTATATAACCTGTTGCACCTGTTGCACCCGTAGACCCAATCGTTCCAGTAGCACCTGTAGCGCCAGTTGTTCCTATATATCCAGTTGCGCCAGTCGCACCTGTACTACCAATCGTACCTGTTGCACCCGTAGCACCTGTAGTACCTATATAACCTGTAGCACCTGTTGCTCCAGTAGAGCCAGTATATCCAGTGGCGCCTGTAGTACCAGTAGCACCTGTTGCACCAGTACTACCAATTGTACCTGTTGCTCCGGTTGCTCCTGTACTGCCTATTGTACCAGTTGCACCGGTTGCTCCTGTACTACCTATTGTACCAGTAGCACCGGTAGCGCCAGTAGCACCGGTTGCTCCAGTTGCACCTGTGCTACCTATTGTACCAGTAGCACCGGTTGCTCCTGTTGCACCTGTACTACCTATCTCACCCGTTGCTCCAGTTGCACCTGTGCTACCTATTGTACCAGTAGCACCGGTTGCTCCTGTTGCACCTGTACTACCTATCTCACCCGTTGCTCCAGTTGCACCTGTTGAGCCAGTGTATCCGGTAGCACCTGTTGCACCCGTTGTTCCTTGTACTCCAGTAGCACCTGTAGCACCTGTGGTACCTATGTATCCTGTAGCACCTGTTGCTCCGGTAGATCCAATTGTACCAGTAGCGCCAGTTGCACCAGTACTACCTATCGTGCCAGTTGCGCCAGTAGCACCTGTTGATCCAATCGTACCTGTTGCACCTGTTGCGCCTGTTGTACCAATGTAACCAGTAGCACCTGTACTACCTTGATAACCAGTAGCACCTGTTGCTCCAGTTGCTCCTGTTGTACCTATATATCCTGTTGCGCCAGTACTACCTTGTGGACCAGTTGAACCTTGAATACCTTGAACTAATGCTAAGAATAATGATTGATTGTCAGCAAAGTTAGTAGTACCAGTTCCGCCTGATCCTGTTGAAGATACAGGTAATGTCCAATAACTATTTGCTGCACCTGGATTTACATTTGTCGGTGATCCTGTAATAATAAAATCTTGATAGTTAGCACTATTGTTTTGATCTTGTATAAGAATTGTTTCTGTCGCGGATAATAGTGCTAAGAATACATCAATATCAGTGCCGTCATCAGTTAAATGACTGATATTAATTTGAGTAGCAGTAATTTGAGATGCTTGATTCCAAAGAAGTTTTCCGTCTCCGGGGTATCCAGATGTTGCACCTGTGTTTGATTTGAATAAGAATAAACTTGTACTTGTGCCTCTAGCACCGGTTGAACCAGTTAAACCAGTTGCACCTGTTGCACCATTTAAGCCTGTAGCACCTGTAGCACCTGTACTACCAATTGTACCAGTAGCACCTGTAGCACCTGTAGTTCCTATATATCCAGTAGCACCGGTTGCACCTGTACTACCTATCTCGCCTGTAGCGCCGGTTGCGCCAGTACTACCAGTATAACCAGTAGCACCTGTTGCGCCAGTGCTACCTATCGTACCTGTTGCACCTGTTGCACCTGTACTACCTATTGTACCTGTTGCTCCGGTAGCACCTGTACTACCTATTGTACCTGTTGCTCCGGTTGCACCTGTAGTTCCTATATATCCAGTAGCACCGGTTGAACCAATCGCACCAGTAGCACCGGTTGAACCTTGTGGGCCAACTACATTACCTGCGTCTACCCATAAGGTACTAGCCCAACTCCATAAATGACCATCATAAGTGTCAATATATGAGTCTCCGTTAGTAGGGGTAGGATCTGCTGCATTAAGTAATGCAACTTGATTAGTACCGTTACTAGTTATAGTTCCTTTAATAGTGATTCCAGTACCAGTTGCTCCAGTCAGACCAGTAGCACCTGTACTACCTTGATAACCTGTTGCACCTGTTGCACCTGTTGTTCCTATATAACCAGTTGCTCCGGTAGCACCTGTACTACCAATATTACCGGTGGCGCCTGTAGCACCTGTACTGCCTATTGTACCAGTAGCACCAGTAGCACCTGTACTACCTATTGTACCTGTTGCTCCGGTAGCACCTGTTGCACCTGTTGCACCAGTACTGCCTATTGTACCAGTAGCACCAGTAGCACCAGTAGCACCTGTTGCGCCAGTAGTGCCTATATATCCAGTAGCACCTGTACTACCTTCATAACCAGTAGCGCCAGTTGCACCAGTGGCACCTGTTGCTCCTGTAGTGCCTATATATCCCGTAGCACCCGTTGCACCAGTAGTCCCCTGTACACCAGTAGCACCTGTTGCGCCAGTAGTGCCTATATATCCAGTAGCACCTGTCGCACCTGTACTACCTATTTCACCTGTTGCACCTGTTGCACCCGTTGTTCCAATATAACCTGTAGCACCTGTTGCTCCTTGATAACCAGTGGCACCTGTTGCACCTGTTGCACCTGTTGCACCTGTAGCACCTGTACTACCTATTGTACCTGTAGCGCCAGTGGCACCGGTCGCACCAGTAGCACCCGTTGCTCCAATATATCCTGTAGCGCCGGTTGCGCCAGTAGCACCTGTTGCACCAGTTGTTCCTATATAACCCGTTGCGCCTGTAGCACCGGTTGCTCCAGTGCTACCTATTTCACCTGTTGCACCTGTTGCACCTGTTGTTCCAATATAACCTGTAGCACCTGTTGCACCTGTACTACCTATTGTACCGGTTGCGCCTGTTGCACCGGTAGCACCAGTACTACCTATTGTACCTGTTGCTCCAGTTGCGCCAGTTGCACCTGTTGCGCCAGTTGTGCCTATATATCCCGTAGCACCTGTTGCTCCAGTTGCGCCAGTGCTACCTATTTCACCTGTTGCACCTGTTGCACCTGTTGAGCCATTGTATCCAGTTGCACCAGTTGCACCTGTACTACCTATTGTACCTGTTGCGCCAGTAGCACCTGTAGCGCCTGTACTTCCTATATATCCCGTAGCACCTGTTGCGCCAGTTGTGCCTATATATCCCGTAGCACCTGTTGCTCCAGTTGCGCCAGTGCTACCTGTATATCCCGTTGCTCCAGTACTACCTATTTCACCGGTTGCACCAGTTGCGCCAGTACTACCTATTGTACCTGTTGCACCAGTACTACCTATTGTACCTGTTGCACCAGTAGCACCTGTTGCTCCAGTAGCACCTGTGCTACCCATTGTGCCTGTTGCACCAGTAGCACCCGTTGTTCCAATATAGCCAGTAGCACCTGTTGCGCCAGTAGTGCCTATATATCCTGTTGCACCTGTTGCCCCGGTAGATCCAATTGTACCTGTTGCACCAGTAGCACCTGTAGCACCTGTAGTACCTATATATCCTGTTGCACCAGTAGCACCAGTAGCACCTGTAGTACCTATATATCCTGTTGCACCAGTAGCACCAGTGGAACCAATTGTACCAGTAGCACCAGTAGCGCCAGTCGCGCCTGTTGTTCCTATATATCCTGTGCTACCAGTTGAACCTTGATAGCCAGTAGCACCAGTAGCGCCAGTGGCACCTGTTGCACCTAAACCGGTCGCGCCTGTACTACCTATTTCTCCGGTAGCACCTGTACTACCTATTGCACCTGTCGCACCTGTACTACCTAAACCAGTTGCGCCTGTACTACCTATTGCACCTGTCGCACCTGTTGCGCCAGTAGCACCTGTTGCGCCTGTTGCACCCTGACCTGTTGCACCTGTACTACCTATTGTACCTGTTGCGCCGGTTGCTCCTGTAGTACCTATATATCCAGTAGCACCTGTTGCCCCTACGCCAGTAGCACCAGTAGCACCTGTATATCCTGCTACAGGTGCTGCCCAAACACCATTACCGTAAAGTATATTTGCAGCACTACCACTTAAATTAATAGTTGAAATATTACCTATGCCAGAAACATTCGCTACAGAAACGGAATAAGCAGTTCCGGCAGTAACTGCATAAGTAGCATTTGCTACTGTACCAGTGACATTTGCACCTGGTATATGATTTAACCCAGCACCATTGGCTATTATGTTATCTACACTTAATGTATTAGAAGTATTATTAAATACAAAATTTGCACTAGCACCAAAAATACTGTTATTATTAAATTGTACTTGCGTGTTTGTCCCTGCAGGGGAACCCACTGAACTCCAAGATAAATGTCCTGCACCATCAGTTGACAATGAGTACCCGGATGCGCCACCTAAAATATGCAAATTACTAATATTACCCAATGACACATTTGCTGTATTTGAGAAATTAACTAAACCGGTTGAATTGCTAACAGTTAATCCAGTTAAATTGCCTACTGCGGTGATGTTTGGTTGACTGTTTGAATTGCTAGTTAATGTGCCGTTAAATGACGCTAATCCATTTGATGCATTTGCAAAGTAGTTAGAAAGTACTTGATTAGGGTTAATGTCAACTACTAATGTTTGTGTCGAACTAGTAATTGTAGCGTTACTTCCACCATTGCTACCTCTGCCAATACTTAGTGAACTAGTAGATACTTGTACGCAAGCAATATTTGCTGAAACAACTACATTACCTGTAGGGTAGTTAACCGTTATACCTGCTCCAGCAGTTCTATTAACAGAGGTTACTGCTGCATTTGCATTAGCACCAAAAAGTTGGTCAAAGTTATTTTGTACTTTACTGAAGGCTGTTCTTATTGCATCCGCAGAAGGATCATCCGGAAATGCTCCAAAATCTATGTTTTGTTGACTCATGTTAGTGTTACCTATTTATAATGTATTTATCGTTATTTAAGAAACGGTGACCCAAAAAAATACCCGACATTTGTCGGGTATTTTAAAGTACGATTCTTTTATAGACCGCTTAATTTTCTATAGTCTTTTAACAAATCTGTAGACTCTTTCATTGGCTTGCCTAAACCATCAGCACCCATGCGATTCTTTTGACCTGCAATAACTGGGATAGTTGTTTGACCAGTAGATTTTTGTTTATTCAATCCACCACTGATAACTTTAGTCATAAAGTCAATGTCAGCTTCAAATGTATCATCGGCACTATTAGCATATGATTCGTAGATACCTTCTTCTACTTTTTCATCATCACATTTGCATGGATTAGAATGACAATGTTCACATTCTTCTTCACCTTCTTCTGCATCTTCACCTGCATCTGCTGTTGCTAATGCACTATTAGTTGCTGCATTACCTGCAACATCAGCATTAGTATTGTCAGCACCAGAATTAGGAGCATTTGCTTCAGCTACTTCATAAGCCATTTGATCTCTTGATTCTGTTTCATCAACGATTGGCTCATCACCGTGATCACATTGACATTTACTTTCCATGTAACCGCATTCGTTACAAGGTTCTTCTTCACCGTGCATATGTCCTTCTTCACTGTGACCTTCATGACCTTCTTCATCTTCATAGTCACCGCCACCTTGCATGTCACCGCCACCGGTCAATTTCTTCATCAACGCCATCATGCCGTCATGGTCATCAACTACTTCAATTCCACCTGGTGCTTGTGTTGAACCTTGCGGTGCACCATAACCATTATGTTCATCACCACCAAACAAGCCCATGCCTGCTGATTTAATGATAGATAACAATTGATCGGCTTCACCATCTTGTGCTGATACACTTACTGAATCAGGAGAACCTTGCTGACCTTTACTAATTGAAACAGTCATACCTTCTGATACTTCTTTACCTTCAAGTATAGCATTCAATTGCTTGTCCAATGCTTCAAAGGCTAATTTATCTAGTACATCCTTATCACTCATTGTTTGACCAAACGCATTGAATGACTTACCTGGTGTTTCAATTGCTTGGTGGATCATGTAAGCGGTTTTATTCATTTCATCTAATTCACCTTCACCCATTCCAAATGCTGATTTAATACGACTACCAAGACTTGGTTTAACCTCTGGGCCAGCACCGTGGTCTCGTCGGCCATGAAAAATACCCGGGGTATATTCTGGGTAGCCGTTTAGTGCGTATTCTACACTTTTAGGAGTGCGCCCGTATCGTTGAGCAATTTGTGCCACTGCTTGTTCATGGGTCTTGCCTTCATCTCTTGCAGAGCAATATTGACCATATTGAATATCGTCTCCCATACCTTCATCTACTGCGCCATAGCTAGCCATTGTACCTACTTCATTTTCACCAACTCTTGTACGACCTAGTATTGGCATTTGACCATAGCACTCATCTAAGCCTTCTTTAAAGCCTTCATGGTAGCAACGTGCTTCTTCCATGTTATCATGTGTGCAGTTGTATGGCATTTTTCTTAGTGCGTGACTCTTACCTTCAAGTCTTGCTGCTTGTAAATAATGTTCCATACCTTCTTTCACTTTCTTTTTCTCAGTTTTCTTAGCAAAAGGATTTACACCCTTCTTAGGTGCTGCACCTTTCTTCTTTGTATCGTGTGGACCTTTACCATCTTCAGCATAGTCAGGGATATTGTTGTTGTTATCATCTGGCTTTTTCTTAGTATCTTTCTTAGCGAAAGGATTAACACCTTTCTTGCCTTCAACTAAGTCAGGTCCGGATGCTTGACTAAATTGATTACCTGCAGGTCTTGCTCCTCCTGTATCTGACATACTTGATGATATTTTTAATCTTTGAGGATTCTTTTGAGCAAATGCCATTAACTTGGCAGTGATATTAGGATTGGTACTAAAAACAACATCATTTTCTACTTCAGTACCATCCATTGGTTCTATTTGTGCCATTAGTTTAGGATCTAAAATTACAAATCCTTGTTTAGCAACACCGCCTTCTAATACACTGCGATTAGCTGTGCTTAGTGGGCTTGATTGAAAAGCGGTTGGCGGGGCTTCTGCTTCGTGCATCTTGCCTAATGTCTTAGCAAGTTGTGCTTGCTTTTCTGTCTTAGCAGGATAATTTTTTTTATGTGCTAATACTTTATTAGCAAATTCTTTTGGTGTCATGCCATGTGATGATGCTTTATTAGTGAAAGCACCTGGATGCTTGATAGCACCTTTAATCCAATTCTCACCATCTTCTTCCATTTTGCTCTCGTAGTTGTATTGGTTTCTAGATGGATCTACTGGTGGCTGTGCGCCAGTCTTAACATTACCCAGGTCTTGATGGTTAGCTACTCCGGCTTTCCTCAATCTATTTTGTTGTAATCCTTGATTCCTTAAATAGTTAACTCTATCATTTTCTGTTTTTTGGTCAACTCGATCTCTACTACGCTGCTGTTGGCTTTGTTGAATTTGATACTGCTTTTGTTTTTCTGGATCTTCAAAATCACCAGTTTCAGTGCGACCCAAGACTATTCCCCCTTTAGCTGCTGCTGCAACTGCACGGGCTCGTTCATCATTTTCTGGTTTATTTTTTTGTGCTTGATTATATCGAACCATTTCAGAAGATTTTTGAGCATCACGATAATTATTCAGTCTTTGATTGTATGCTCTGTTTGCTAACTCATCACTGATCTCATCTAATTCTTCTTCTTTCATTGGAGCAACTTGTGAGCCTGCGCCTGCTGCTGGTGTAGCACCAGGTGCTGTAGGAGCATCGCCTGGCTCCTGCATTGTCATAGTACCCTTCTTTGCAGCATCAACTACTGCTGGATCGCTAGTTGTAATCGCTGATGATTGAGGATCAGAAGGATCTTTAATCATAAACGATGGTTTTGCTGCCATCTGTTGTTGTTGCTTTTGTTGAGGTGTGGCTGGCATAGGCTGTACTGCTAACCCTGCTTCATTTAACGCTTCATCCATATGGTCAAAGTATTCTTTCAAGCTGTGCTTAACACTTGGCTTGCCTGTTGGCTTAGGTGCTTTACCAACACCCATTGCTTTGCTTAGTGCTGTGCTATCATATGATTTTGCTTTGTCAGGATTTGGTGGACGACCTTTGCCACGCTTTACTGGTGGAGCAGTGTTCATTTTAGATAAACTAACTTTACCTTTAGGCTTGCCATATTGATCAGTTACTTCTTCTGAACCATGTCTATTTCCGTATCCACCCGGGCCTGATTTGTGAACTGTACCTTTATCAGTAGTTGTTGTTGCTTCTGATAATTGGTCGAATGATTTTAATATATCTCTGATATCCATTTTCTTTTCCTTAACGGTTATATGCTGCGCCAGTCTTTGGCTTTGGTGGCATCTTTATAGTACTCATTGGGCTCTTATCACCCAACTTTTTATCATCTAAGTATGGTTTGAACGGATCAAACGAATCTTTTGTTTTTGTTCCTGCATATGGAATATCAATCTTAGACTCTTTAGCTTGGTCTTTGATTGAAGTTAAATATGAATCTCCATATGCCTTGCTTGCTTTTTTAGCATCTGGCTGTTCTTCTAATTCACCATGATTCAACAACGGGCTATGACTCATCTCATTTTCATATCCCTCCTGTTCACTATCAATGCTATCATCAAAGTGTGTTGATACCATACGTACCATGTTAACATTATAACCACATAACTGAGCAAGTTGCTGTATCATTGGTTCTGTAGCTGGGTATCTAAACTCAACTTTAATCAATGTAACACTTTCATTCTCTAAATTAGGAAATCCATATGGTGACTTTTGTATTGGCGTGCTTTTTGGTTCACTGATTTCCACTGGGTCAAACTTGTTTAGATTGTACTTAAACATATCTAAAAAATTCTTGTCAATGGTGCCGGCAATTTTGATAGTATACTTGTAAGTATGTATACTTTCCATAATATGTTGTTTAAGGCTTCGCATTTTTTATTCCTGTATATATTATTTATCTTTTTAGTCGGATTTTGCTGCCAACATCTTAAGCAGTTCGTTTCTGTCAAGAGCCCTACCTTCACCCAATGGGGTAGCTTCAATCTGTTCTTCTTTTGATGCTGCTTTTTGATCCAATTGTGCTTTTTTCAATTGTAAATCAATCATCTTTAACTTCTTATTTAGTTTAGCAGTCTTTGCTGTGATTGCATGACCAAGCATAGTTCCTGCAACGTTAAATATCTCACTAGCATATCTACTATCAACTTGCATTCCCAAGTCCATTAAATCTTTATAGCTATCTTGTGCTAATGTAGCAAGACTATCCATCTCATCATCAGCGGCTTCTAATCCACGTACTTGTGGTAATGCTTGTTCTATTTTTGATAGACTATCTAGTGCTTCGGTGGTGATTTCTTGTGCATTGTCTGGCGTTGGTTTTGCCAAAGTGTCTATTTCATTTTGGTCAAGTTCAAATAATTCTTCTAGTTTTTTTGTCATAAAAGTATTTAGTTACTTTCGTGACCCGTTTCTAAAAAGGTCATCTTCAGTTATGACTCTAAAAGCAAAACCTTGCATTTTGCAATATGCTGTAGCAGCAGCCCATTTAGCATGATTAACAGCAACCACTGCTCTATCCCTTGCACTAGCTGCACGACTTTCTATCAAACTTTGTTTTTTTGGTTTAATCTCTACAACTTCTGCAATCGCTTTACCGTACTTATTTTGATAAACAACAAAGAAGTCTGGAATGTAGTTATGTACTTTACCATCTAGTGGGCTGCGATAGGGTATTGACATTGATTCACTAGCCCAATGTGTTACGTTATTATGTGTATCACAGAAGGTCATGAATGTTAGTTCCCAACCTGAACGATATTTAGGCTTGTGCTTCCCTACATATTTGTGTGGGTTTTTGGGAGTATATATACCTTGTGCCCAATTAGCCATATTTACTGCACGATATTACGTGCTACTGGTTGATTTGATCTCGGTATAATAGATATACCATACAATGAAGTTTTGCTTTTAAAACTATTAAGATAGTAAGCAATAATTTGATTCATTTCCATTTTCTTTTTGCCTTTGATTTGATCCAATAAATCAAGTACAGGAATTTGAGTTGCTTGTGCTATTCTAAAAAATACTGCGGTAAAATTATTTGCAATATTTTTAGTTGCACACACTGAAACAAAATATGAATGCACAATGTCATATTCACTTGAGTTAATGATTGTGTTAAATGAATAAAACGCATCATAAATTCTAACGGTTTGATCTAATGCGGTACGTTTATCTAAAATTTGTGGCATAATATTCTTTCTTACGGGACTTGTTTTCCTGCTACATTTCTACCTATTTGTTGGGGTGATGATTGTGCGCCCGATAACTTTGCCGCAGCAGTTCCTATACCACTTTGAATAGCACCAAATATAGGGGTTGCTACATTTACATTTCTGTTTGGAGTTTGTGCTACTGAGTTAGTTATACCTGCAACAACTTCAGATTTAGCAATATTTAATATATTTGTATTTTTAAATGTATTATAAGTTGTGCCGGCAGCTTGAACAGCACCTAAAATATTTCCCTGAGATAATGCACCTATTGCACCGCCCACACCGTCAACTAAGCCACCTTGGCCTAATATATTTTTATTAGCGCCGGGTCTTGCTATCGGACTTAATGTCCTGTCGTAGTTAGCATCATCTCCAAATCCAGTTACAATATTTCCAGGACTCTTGCCGTCAATTGCACCTTCATTGTAAACTACTGTTTCATAATCTAATGTCATTTGATGTTCCATAGTACCAGCACCCTGAGCATAATCATATGTATCATGACTGAAACTTGTTATTACTGGATTGATTAGGGTATAAGCTACAAAATTGTGTTGGTTAAAACCAAACACGGTTATGTTTTTAAAGAATGGAATTTTTACACCAGTTGGATCACTTGTTCCACCTTGATAGCCCCAATTATCATTACCTGTTATAGAAGGTTGATATAGTGTTCTATTATTATATGTAGCATCAGTTGTTCCAGAAGTTCCACCGCCACCTGTTTGTTGTAGAGGAGTTTTACCACCTCTTGCACCGGCAAATATTACTTCAGGTTTTGTTCCGTCAGCATAGTAATAGTTATAATAACCTTTCCACAATCTTCTGATTGTGTTTCCATTATCGTCATGGAAGGTAATATTAACTGTGTCATATTTAATTTTAGTTTGTATAATACGTTTACGATTATACTGATTCATTTGACTAGTTTCAAAATTGAAGCTAGGAAGTTTTACTGTTTTAACTAACAATCCATAATTAGCTTCTGGCAATCCGGTTGGGTTTAATTGAAAATAAACATGAAATAAAAATTTTAGTTTAGGTGCATTTTGATATGCATTGGGTCTAAATGTCTTACTAGCATGGGTATAATCACGAAGGAAATCGCTGCCGAAAAATGTTCCGGCAGCGCCTTGTAGTAAGTCCTGAAAAAATCCAGCCATAGTCTAGATTTATTTAGTTAAGGTTACGGATGATTATAACGAACCACCGATACCAGTAGCAATTGAACCAGCTGTTCTTCCGATAGTAGCACCAACACCAGATCCAATTGGTGATTGAATTGCGTTATCAAAGCGAATTGTCAATGCGATTGTTACTGCTTCGTTTGTAGCATAATTCAATGTATTGTAGTTGGCAGTTTGCAAGAAGCAACCATAACATTCCCAGGTTTCTAAAACGATAGGAGCATTGACGCCATTTCCACCGTCTAATATTTCAATATTAGTTTGAAACTTGTAGTCTTGACCTGAAGCAGCACTTGCTTGTTCAACAAAGTCCATTTGTTTCTGTAATTGTTGTCCAACTAGACTAGATACAGTATTTGATGCATCATCACGAATGTTAACTGTCATTGTTTGCCATGTTGCTTTTCCTGCCAAATACATTGTTGAGTTGTATATTGGTAGTGTAATTTCTTGAAACTGAACGTTTGGTCTAGAACAATCAATAACTTGTTTAGTTAATTCTACTGTACTTGTGTTTGTTCCAAAATTCAAAAAGTTTACTCTAAATCTAAATTGTAGTTTTGGCATTAGTAAGCCCTGATTGCCACCGGCATTATCAGATGCTACTGTCATGTTGAACAATGATTGTGAGGCTGTTGCCATTTTATGTTTCTCCTGTTAATCTTATTTATCTTTAATAAACAGATAACCCCCTAAGGGGTTATCTTAATCTATTATAATGCTGCTATCTCACCTGTGTTTAGAACACGAACCGGGACGTAAATAAATTCAGCAGCTTTCACTGGTTCAAGTGCAACGTCAACCCAAAGTTCGTTTCTATCTATTCTAGCTGGTGTGTTGTTACTTTCGTCACAGATTACCAAATAGTCATAGATACCGCGTTTAGCAACTAAATCCACCATCAATGTTTGAATTACACCTTGAATTTGATTACGTGTCAACGCATCGTTAGGTTCAAATACAAACGGTCTTGCTGCCAATGTTAATTGTCTACGAACGTAAGCAATTAGTCGTGCAACGTTAACTCTATCTAATGCACTTGAACTGTTGTAACTTGTTTTGTTACCATAATTCAACAAGCCAATGCCAGTAAAGAATACTAAAGGATTGATGAAGTTGATATACAATACATCACGAATACCAATACGTGTTTTGGTAGTTATGAACTCACCGGTTGTATTATCAATATAACCAATGTTTGTAGCATTGTCAATGTTACCTCTACGTGTACCTGCTGCTGCTAACCAAGGATAAGCAATGTTATCATTTCTGATGAATGTACGTAACATCATGTGACTTGGAGGGACAGCAACTAAGTTACCGCTTAGGTCACTTGTGATACCACTTGGATAGAACAAGCCTAAGTATGTATTACGTGTTACTAAACCTTCTTCGCCAGTTGCTGTTGCACCTGCTGCATTAGTTGCCCATGCTTGAATTGCTGTAGCATCTGATGGTAATCTCATTGGAGTATCACCCAAGATATAACCTGTCTCGCCGCGATCAGCATTCAATACAACCATGTTAGGTTGAGCCTCTGGATAACCAGGAGTAGCCATCAAGTTAAAGAAGTTATCTTCATCACGAATGTCATAGTTAGTGTCAATTGCTGAACGTAATGATTTTACAACCATGTTACGTTGTGCTTGGCGACCCATATATGGACTACCATTTGCTTTCAATCCACTAACGCTTAACCAAGTAGCTGTTTGATTTGGGTAGCTTGGCTCGTCAGGGAAATTAGTACCACTGAAATAATTTGCTTGATACTCTTTAACATTGTAACCTGAACGGCGTGTGTTGAATAACAACATACCTGTTGGGTATAGTGTTGGACTAGGAGCATCTAAGTCTAAGTAATCACTAGTTAACAAACTTGTGATGCTTGGAATAGGATCATCAACTACGTTTACGTCACCATTAGTTGCCCAACGTGCATCAGCAAACAATACACCTTTACTACTTGTTTGGTCAGTAATATCAAGTCTTACCCACATATCCATCATACTAGCAGAATCATATTGCCAACGACTAATCATTGGATACATTTCTAAATCACTAGTGTCAATCCACAAGTCGCCGTATACTAAAGCTGTACCGTCAGTTTGAGTAGTTGGCTCAGTTGCAGCAATAATTGGACCTGTTGGATTTGTTGCATTTACACCAGATGGTGTTGGGAAACCCTGATTATCATAATTTACATTTTTGTAACCGTTCCACATTCCATCAGCTTGAACCATGATGTCTACTTGATCAACAACACTCCAGAACCAATTTGTACCGTTTGCAGGAGCTGCTACTGGAGCACCTTGATTTGCAGTAAATGGTATCGGAAGCCAATTACTAATTTGTGTATTGTACAGTGTATTAGAAAAACCACTAACAAAAGTTACTGCACCAACTGTACCACTTCCATTTACTGAAACTACTCTTAGAACAAGATCATTAGCAGGAGTAGTTCCGCCTAATTTAGCACCGCTTACTTTTACTTGATTACCTACAGCATAACCTGTTCCACCAATAGTTGCACCATCACCGGTAATAGCATATATACTATTACCTTCAATACTAACTTCAACAGTTAATCCAGATCCAGTACCAGTAACATTAGTAGTAGTTATTCCATAAAAGTCACATACTCCACCGCCAAGAGCAGAGCCATACTTAACAAAATCAGTAGAATTTTTAATAAAACCAGCTTGTGTTAAAATACCACTAGAGAATCCTTGATTTGCACCAGCTGTAGTAATAAAGTCGTTCATTACAATTTCTCCGCCTACAGTGTTGATTAATTGAACGGCACCGTCAGTAGTTACTAAAGCATTAGTATAAGGTATACCTGCTGCTAACCAAGCAGTAACAAACTGCGTAGGAGTGCAATTATCAACAATTGTTACGGTGTAAGTACTTGATAATGAAGAACTATTTGGTAAACTTGTTTGAACATATAAAGATGCAGTTGATAAACTAAAATTCAAATTAATAGAAAAATCAGTTGTTGTACCAGTAGCTACTGTTGGACCACTTACTTCTCTTGTCCATAAATATACAGGATTAGTTCTATTTACGTAATTATTTTCACTGTCATATTCTGCATATACGGTGTCAACTGCTATTGCTTGACCGCCGGTTGAATCTATTTGACTACTTGCACCCCAATCATTTGTTGCCAATGTGACATTTTTTGTTTTCCATGAACCAGTAATTGAATTGTATTGTGATACTACTGGGTTTAATCCAAGACCGGCATTGCTTGCTTTAATCCATACTGACCCAGTTGGGTGAGGATATAATTGACTACTTGTCCATAGTGGCATTTCTGCTGAAGTACCATATACAACTTGAGGCTGATAGTAATTACCTGCGGTTATTCCCATATCAGCTAACGCTGTACTACCACTTCCCTCAGTAAGACCTATATATTGATTGCCAGAAACGGATGGTTGACTAGATAAAATATTTAATTTGCCTGACGTTACTGAAGCCGTAACCCAAGTAAAACCTAATGCATTAATTGTGTTTGCTACACCAGAAACAGAACCAACGCCACCGCCAGCATCTGGAACTGTGATAGTAACAGACCATTGACCATTTAAACTAAGATTAAATGTGTCACCGGCAGTTAATGCAGGATTAGATTCAGTACCTTGCACAGTAGGCCATTGTTTTTGCCAAGTACTACTTCCTAAAACTGTCCAAACATTACTTGTTGTTTTGTAATAGTATTGTTGATACTCAGAATTTGCTTGCACAGTAGCATTGATAGCATAATCACCAATATTACCTAAACTATTTATTGGAGCACCGTTATTTAGATACGCGGCATCAGTTATAACTAGTGGAGTTACTGCTGAGAATGTACCTGTTACTGCATTGAATGTAAAAATACCCCATGTAGTTTTAGTTGTATCTAGCCACCAATCATTGTTTGCAGGTGCACCAGATGGACGACCAACTTGACCCACTAATGAAGCTAAATTGATATCAGCACGTAATGTATAAACACGATTGGTAATACCCAATGCTGAGTAAGCTGCTAATAAGCCATACTCGTTTAATTCGTAACCCTGGATAGGTGTTCCAGCAGTTGTTGTGTAGAAGAATGGTACACCATAGAAATCTACCAAGTCTTTTTGACTTGTAATTTGATATAATTTACCTGCATTAGCCGCAGTAGTACCGGCAGCAACGCCTGTACCAGACGGATTAGCTTTATTCTGTGCTGTTGCGAAAACAATAAGCGGTACAGTGCCGCCTGGAGCTGGTAAGTATTGGCTTTGGTCAATGATTGTGACTTCTACGCCGGGTGATGTTAATGCCATTTTATTTTTCCTTTAGTAAAATTTTGAGGTTTACAACCTAATTGCATACTATTATTTATGAATAAAATGAAAAAACACGGTATAACCGTACCTTCGAAGGTTACACTATAAATACAATATGCTATTACAACGTCCAATCTGTAAACAATGTAACAAAAATCATACCGCTATAAATTATAAGCGTGACGGTGTTACACATTACAGAAGTACATGTGATGAGTGCGGTAGAAAAAAAAATAAGCTAAAGCCTAGGAAGGCTAACTGGACTAAAAGTGGATATAAGAAAAAAACCACATGTGATTTATGTGGCTTTAAAAGCCTATTCTCAACACAGATAACTGTGTTTCACGTTGACGGAAATTTAGAACATATTGAACAAACTAATCTACGCAGCATTTGTCTAAACTGTATAGAAGTTGTTAAAAAGAAAGAAGTTACTTGGCGTCGGGGTGATCTACAGATTGACTATTAATAATACTATACACGGTGGTGTGCAATTCATCAATGGTACCGTTGTTATCTACCATATGGTCATAGTCTAATCCTACACTACTGTATTCACTAGCATGAATTTTTAACTTGTCTAACTTCCTCTTGCTTAAAGCCCAAGCTGAGTTACCATTTGGACCTCTGTTGAAAGACACTGCCGAATCATACCACTCAGGATCAGGACCCCGGCTTACTCTAATTGCTATTCCACCTATGTTTCTAATAGCATTTACTTCATTGGCAAATCTACAGTCAGTAATTACAATATCTTCATTGGAGTTTAATAGTTTATGTTCAACGCTTGCCACCCAGATATCATTATGAAAGTGATTGCGACATACATCTGTTCCCCAGTATTGTAGTATCCACCTTGGGGTAATATCCATTCCCAAACGATTACTCCACCATTCATCTTTTTGTTCACGCCATACTCGGCTGGCTTTTGTAGTGCCTTCTAGGTATTCACGGTT